CATGACGCCGATCGACTCGATGTCTTTCCATGCTTGCTCACCGTCTTCGTAAGCGCGGGCGACTGCAACGTCGGCCTGTACCGCACCCGACAGGATGTAGCACTCAATGAGCTGATTCTCAAATTCCGACTTGGTTGGAGTTGATCCTTCGTTAGCAGCACGGAATCCGACGCCGGGATACGAGACGCGGGAAGCGATCTTGTAGCTGGTGCCGCGAATGGTGCGGGCGGGCATGATCTGAACCTCGGGAGCGTAGGTCAGGGTTTCCTCGATGAGCCCGACAATGGTGTCGGAGCCATTGAGCTTGGCGATGTCGAGCAGGTTAGCTTGGGCCATGGTAGTAAGAAAAAATTGTTAAGATTGAGCGGAAAGATAGGCAGCCTCAGAAGGAAACTTCTCAGAAAATGCGCGGGCCGCTTTGATGCGCTCCAGTCCGACCTTGCCTTCCAGCGCGGTCTTCTTGGCGTCAGCAAAAGCGATGACTGGAGCGGCGACTTCTTGCTCATTCACTGGAGCAGAGAAGGCAGCCGGCGCAGGAGCCGCAGCAGCAAGGCGAGCTTGCAGTTCAACGTCAGCCGCTGGCTTCTCAGTAAAGGCTTTGATGTCGGCTGCGATCTTCTCGCACTCGGTCGCGAGCTTGGCTTCGTAGGCTGCCATCTGCGCGGTCAATTGTTCGATCTTTTCGGACAGTGCCGAAAATTCGGAAACGAAGGAAGGAGCTTCGGCAGCCTTTTGATCTTCTGGCGGAGTTGATGGTTCACCCATAACAGGTTCCTCGCTGTCAATCTGATCAGCCGAAAACACTCCGTCCGCGTTGGCCGCAGGCGTATCAACAAAGTCAGCCGAGTATAATCCGCGCGGGCGGGTCATGTAGTTGCCGCTCTCTTTGTCCAGTTCTGGAGAATCCGCTGCAAACATCAGAGAGACGCCGAAAGCAGACGGGATTTCATTGATCATCTCCAGCAACATATCCTTGCCGCCGTGAGCCTCAAATAAGGTCAGATCGGCCAGGAGCTTGCCTTTGCTGACCCGAAAATTCTCGTAATACCCAACCGTATCCTGCACAGATGAGAAGTGATTCAGCTTTGCCTTCACCCGTCCCTTTGCCATCGCCAGCGCCTTAAATTGTCCAAGCGACTTGCGATCCACGAACACGCCGTGACCAAGTGCCGGGCCTTCCTGAATCAAAGAAACACCCATGATAGTGTTCCCTGAAACTTTCCCTTGGAATGCGGCGAACGTCTGAAGCTCTTCGATGACTGGCATACTCGCCACCGCGATGTCAATCTTATGAGTCTGCTTCAGTGTCACCCTCAGCAATGTCCTCCACCTCATCCTCAGCGGTATCCTCCACCTCGTCAGGACTGTTGTCGTCCTCCGCCGGCGCAGCCGCTGGTGCAGCGATGGTTGGAGCATTCGGAGCCCGGCGTTCGAGCATGTAGATGGCTGTCGGCAGATCCAGCACGCCGCCAGACGCCTCCTGCACCATCTTTGCGTCCTCGACCAGCTCCATGGCTTCCGCGCGCAGGAGATCCCGGATAATGGTACGATCCTCGCCGCGATCCGCCGCAATCTGCGTCTTCGAGATGATCCCGGCCATGGTCTCATCAATAAGTGCTTTTGACTCGCGGCCAACGTCCGCCGTGACCTTTGCAGGGTAGCGCCATTCACCGGAGTCAAAATCTGGAACCGTTGGCAAGTGTCCGAGCTGCATCCCGCGAGCAATGACGCGCCGCACCAATGGATTCAGCAGCTTTTCCTCCAAGGTTAGCTGCGTCATTTCAAACTCACGCGCGGCCTGTGCCGCTTCCATGCGGACTGCTGTTCCCTGCCCCGCCCACGAGTAGATGAATCCGAACGGAAGGTTCGTCGCCATGCCGCAGTTGCGAATAAGCGAGTCAAGGAAGCCGTTAAACGTCGGTGACGGGCGGTTGCTTTCAACCGGGTTGAAGCTTTCGCCCTCAGCCAAGTACTCGATGGTTCCCGGCTCGATCTTCTTAAGCCGATCCGCATCCGGATTGTAATCGTGCGAGATGTCGAGCGATACGTCCTGATCTGCTGACCCGTCCGAGTTATTGACCACGCCCGAGATACTGGAAAGCATCTTCACCGACATCTTCTCGCAGGCCAGAATCTCCATTAGATCCTTGATGTCGGTCACCGCCGCGTCGAACACGCTGAAGCCGCGATAGGAATCGAGCCGCGTCGGATCGAACAGGTGCAGGAAGTCCTGCGCTGGCACTTCGAGCGCCGGAGTCATCATCTCACCGGTCCGACTGCGGTTGTAAATGCGGTATCGGATCGGCTTGCCCGCACCATTAACGACGACGCCGGAAAAGTCCTGCTCGTTCTTCTTCAACGGCTTGAATGGTCGCGTGTCTGTCCCCTCACGATTAACGATTGAGCCGATCCGGTCAGCCTCGATGGCTTGGATGCGGATGGGAGACACCATCATCATCTGTTCGAGCGGTGTCATCGGCTCCTCCAGCACGATAAAGCCGATGTCACCATCGCGCTTCATGCTGGTCACTCCCAGCCCCGCCAGCGTGCGAAAATGGTGCCGCTGGCTCGCATCTGCGTTGGCCATCCACCGCTCAACGTATGCGCCAATCTGCTTGTTGACTGCCTCATTGCTTGTGCGCGCGACGTACTGAAGCCGACCGACCGAAAAAGTGCGGTACTTCCGAAGGATCGACTTCACCACGCTGCTGTTCTCCTCCAGCCATCGAGCTTCGCGAATCAAAGTGACCCGATCCGTGTGATTTCGCGACGAATCCGGCTGGTCGAGCGTCTGGCCGCTGGCTTTGCGGTTTGTGCTCGATTGCGCACCGACCCGCCAGAATCCGACCCGTTCGCCGACATCGAGAGCCGCTTTCGCACGCGCACGCTCCAAAGCGAGCTTCGGATTAACTGCGCGGATCATGGATTCGAGATAAGTCATAGAACGAGTGTGCTAAAATCTGCTTTGAGTCGGTTCGAGATGGCTGGATATTTGACCGGATCGAGCTGGTGCATCCTCCGCATGGTTGCTCGCATCAGGTTCATGACCGGGATACCTCCATCATTGCCGCTTGAACGGGTTTCCGACTCACCACCGCCCGAAGTAGAGATGACTATGGTGCCCTGACCATCAGCCAGCGCCGCAAGGCACTGCTCATAAAGCGTCTCGCAGTACTGAAGCGAAGCATATCGCAAAATAGAAGGTCCACCCATAAAGTCATCCTGCCTGTCAAGCGTTGACAGACTCTGCCTCGTTTGTGATGATTTCGGCCTGTCCGATGATCTTTTCAATGCAGGCGGCCAGAACCTGCATCGCTTCGGCGTCGAAAGAGTGGTTCTCTCCCAGTTTTTTGAAGAACGTCTTGTTTTTGCCGGTCCGCTTGTCTTTCTCGGTGACAAACACCTCGTTCTGGATCTCCTTAAAGTACCACTTCGGCGCATTGTGCGCGATCTGCCATGATGCACCCTGTCCGGAGCGGAGCCGATGCAACACAAGCTTGATGTAGTCGCTGCTCCAGACGATGCGGTCGCACAAGTCGGCCTGTCGAGCGTTGCGCACCTTGGATCTTGCAAGCCCCACACCCGAATCGACGTGCTGAATCTGCGAATAGGGACGTTTAACTGACCGACTGCGGCCTGTCCGCTTATCCATCAGTGTCCAAGTGAAGAATTGCGCCTTGTCCCCCTTGAGTGCAAACCAATCATTGGCTGCGCATTGCCGGTAAACCTCACCTTGATACCGCTCGAAGCCGCAATCGACGAACACGCGCCTGTCGGTGACCTCGTATTTCTTCTGGAGGTCACGCAGTTGAGCCCAAGTGTGCAGCTCGCCCGCGTAAAACAGTCGAGATTCTCCGTTTTGCGCCCACATCCGGATGATCACGCGGAAATAGTCACGCTGAACGTCCACGGTCATGTAACGCCGGTATTCTTGGTCCCACGGCTCTTCCATGGCAAATCCACCAGACAAATTGACCTCTTCGCTCTGGAACTCCCGCATATCCCAGAACTCGCCCAGCCGCTTGCGTACAAACTCCGCCAATGGCGAGTAATCACCCAGCTTTCGAGCGTGTTCGGCCTTTAGGAACTCGCTTGCGATCGTGTCCCATGCGACCCATGGCACGGTCAAAGCATTCCAGTGGTAACTCTTGACGCGCGGGTCTGGTGCTGAGTTTTGATTCTCGTAGAACCCGCTGTTTGCGATCTGCCGGCGCACCTGTGGTTCGTCCTTAAGATGGACTTTGCACGCTGGACACTCGTATCTGACCGTGTTCTTGATGCGCGCGAGGTCGTACTTGCCATCAGCGAGCTTGGCGCCTTCGCCGTCCCACTTGAGCTGCCCAAGGACCATCGGCCACTTTTCCCCGCAGGCAGGACAAGCGACGTGCCACTCGCTACATGAACCAGCGGAAAAGCTCTCGTAGAACTCGCCGCTGTTGTTCATCGGCGTCGATACGTAGATCCGCTTGGAGTTCCGCGCATCGAACGATGTCGTCCGCTTGCGTGACTCGTCGATGTGGCCATGCGTCCAGTATGCGGCCTCGTCACCGATGACATAGCGTGCCGCCTTGGACTGGAGGTTGTGGATGTTGCTGGCCCCCATCACATATTGGGTCATGTGAGCGAATGCCACCGTCCGCTTCTGGATGCTCTTGTCCCCCTTGTTGAGCATCGCCCGTACTGGCTTGCAATCCAGAATGCGATGTTTGAACCGCGTATCAAGGAACTCGTCGGCGTGCTCGTCGGTCTGGAGGTACAGACACATGTCACCGCCCTCTTCCGCGATCAGGTACAACATGGCGCCTTCGGCCAGGGCGGTCTTCGCACTCTGCACCGAACACGCACAGATGATCTCGCGCGTCTCGTGGTTTCTCAGCTCCTCTAGCGGCGCCTTGATCCACGGCGAGTTCCGCACGTCGAACGATCCGAGAATCGGCCCGCGCTCGAATCGCACATGCGTCCGCAGCCACTCATCCACCGGGAGCTTAGGCGTTGGCCGCCAAACCTCCGCCATTAGCGAATAGATCG